ACGAAGAATTGGCTGCCGGGTTCAAAGTTAAGATACATTCTTCCGAGTGCGTCAACTACTGCTTTCTCAGAACCTACGGCACCGACGTATAAACCTTCAATACCGCATACCTTTTTGTTGTGTGAATATGTTGCCATTTTGTACCTCCTTGTGGGAAAATTAAAAGACACCGTTAGGTGTCTAGTTTGTTGATTGCTTATTTGTCCAAGCGTAACCTGCTGCTCTGCGACATTCCATGCTATCGTATTTTACCTTACCCCTTTTATATCTCGATAGTGGTACTGTAAATTCCTTACCGCAATATTCGCAGTTTAAAGTTACTGTATTGGTTTTTGAGTTACGTTTCTTTTGACACTCCGCACTACAATACTTACCCCTGCCACCCTCTATGAGGTAGGTTGTTGTATTAAACTCCTTACCACAAACACCGCATACCGCAATTATATGTATTTCTTGATTAATTGGTTTGCCGTGCTGTTTGCCGTGACAAGATGAACATAGGGTAATTAGGTTGCTAGGATCATCGTTGCGGTTTTCTGTTTGTCCGGTATGGTCCTTGTGGTGGACAGCAAGTTTTTCTACTGCACCACATTCAACACATTTATATCCATCACGCTCCAAAACCAATTCCCTATTTCCTGAGAATCTTGTTTTGTCGTGATTTTTTGCATCACTCGCCCTTTTATAATCCATTCTTTTAGCGTTACGCTCCCTATCTTTTAGGCGAATAGCATCAATATTTTTAAGTCTATATTCACGAGACTTCTCTTTCTTTTCTTCGGCATTTTCAAGGTATATTCCCTTAAACGTATGCTCTTTGCAGCAATATTTTTGCTTACCAGACGAAGGCATAAAAACTACACCACAATATTTACACTTTCTTTCAGTTAGGGGTGGTCTTAAATGCCTTTCTTTCCTTGAATTTTCCCTGCACTCAGAACTACAATACTTCTGCGATCTGGTTGCATTAAATTCCTTGCCGCATCTTGGGCATTTCTCTATCAAAATATACACCTCCGATATGTGTTTTATTTATTATATCACATATCGGAGTACATTTCAATATAAATATTTCACATTACACAGGAATACTGAATTGGAAAGGCCTCCACGACTTACTGCCACAAGAATACCACATTATGGAACCTACTTTCCAGACCTGATTCTCCATATTCTTCCAAGAGATAATATCGTATTTATCCCCAGATTCTAGGCGATTAATCCACTTCATGGATTTTTTAGCCATCTTAGAGTCCATAACACACCATGGTTGACCGGTCTTTCCTGCTTGACGACGGAATTGCTTATAGACAATCAATTTCATCGAACCGTTGTAAATGTTCGGGTTGTTGTCGGAAGAATCTACTTTACCTTCACCGCCGATTAATTCCAAACCTTTCTTGCGAAGGGCTGTAGGCACAATTAAAGTATCAGGTTGAAGATTTGCGTCCTTGCCCGAACTGTCCTTAACATCAAACATTTTTTGACATAAAATTTCGAGATTCTCGTCGTTGAGTTCTAGGGCCTCTAAGTTATCCTGAGTGCTTCCATAGTTAGCAGAAGTCTGAGCGTTTGAAGCAAGCGGCAACCCATTGGCTGTCAAAGTCCAGTTAACAGGAGTTCCGTTAACCATAAAACTTGTCTGGTCGGCATAAGTAAGTAAACCGGATGCGCACGCTTCGCGGTGTCTTGCTGCGCCAATAGAGAAACCGGAAAAATCATCCTTTAAATTAATAAGTTTAGCATTAGACAGTAAGAATCTGTCATACTCCATGCCCGCCTGCCACACGATTGGGGTCCAGATCTTCGTATCGCCTTGTTTCATGGTGCCATAAGTGAATTCACCGTTCCACTTACTGTAGTCAATCGCCCCAACCATCTCACCGATTGCCTCAGTGGGGTTATCTGATTGCTCAGGAGTATACAACTCGTCAATCATACTATCTTGAATAGCATCGGTAAAACCGTCCTGCCAAAATTCCAAGAGCGCATGTTCATATTTCCCAACTAACTGTTCAAAATCTCCGCTTTCTTGAATTAAAACTGCCATTTCATATCTCCTCTCAATTTACAAAATAAAAAGACCAACTAATTAGCTGGCCTCAGTGAAATTCTTTTTGACAATCATCTTTACTTTCAGTCCAACGGTATCCTTTTCCAAGATGACCGCATGACCACCAGTAACGGTTGCGGCATCCACATTGTCTCCATTAGAATCCAAAATTGCTACAGTAAGACCTGGCAAAAATGCTGCATCTGCGGTTCCTGTGTAATCTGCCTCAATAATGTCACCAGTCTTAACGACCGCCATAATCGGCAATACATCGGTACCGGCATCTGCCGCCTTAACGCAAATTGCCTCAATTGCTGCGGTTGTTGCGGATTTAGTCCATCTACCTGAGGCAAGATAATAACCACGCCCCGCTACTGCCGCCTCCGAATCGGTCATATAGATGTTATCAATAAACTTATCCCTCGAAGCACCAGTCAAAATGCTCCCAATAATTCTTAATGCCATGATAAACCCCCTATTTCTTCTTAACGTATTTTGCGGCACGTTTTTTAAGTTGTGCCTCTGTTTCGCCAGGAAACATTGACTTCCAGGTTTTCATCTGCTCCGCGCTCAAACTAACTTGAGTACCCAAATCCGTACTATCATTAGATTTCTCAGTACCCAAGTGCGCCTTACTGCCCACCTGCTTAATCGCCTTATGCGCCGCTTTTTTCTGCAACGCCTCGGCAATAGCATCCTCGTTAGCAGTCAACCATGCTGATTTAAGCGGCATACCGCTATACAGCATATCAACGGTTGCTTGGTCAAGATTATTCAAGTCGGGAACAATGTCACCGTACTTACCCTTTAAATAGGCATGGTCCTTCACAATCTGCTGTTCTGCCTCCTGCCTATTTCTCAGGTGTCTTTCTTGCTCTAACTGCTGCTTATTGGCGTTTAGCTCTGCCTGCATCTGCTGAAAAGCAGGGTCCATTTTCAGATATTTGTTAATTTGACTAACAGGAAATCCCTGTTCTTCTAACTCTGCGGCAAGTTTTTCCCTCTGAGCATCCATATCTGCCTGCAACTGTCTCTGTTGCTGTGCGTTATTCTTCTGCTCAAAGTCACGTTTCCACTGTTCAAGTTCATCTGCCTTGCGCTTAGCCTCTTGTGCTTCTCTGCGCATTTGAGCAAATGCCCTGTTTTGTTCCTGTGTTTGTTTCTGCTTCTGCTGTTCAACGACTTCAGCATCACTCATTTGTTGAGTGCCGGTTACGTCCCCGGTATCGGTTTGATCGTTAGTGTCAATGTCTGTTTGAGGTGAAACGACTTCCTCTGTTCCTGTTTCTAATACTTGATCTTCCATATTTACACCCCACGTTTACGCTCGTCAGCGATATATTCACCGTCTTTCCGGCGTGTCTGTTGTCTATTCCCAACTGCCACCCTAAAGCGGAACAATGTTATGTAGGATAATAGAAAAAGCAGGTTTTACCCTGCCTTAACTATTTAACAGCACCGTTGTTTTTGCCGGGGCGTGAACGCAGATCGCCGCCTTTTATGACACGGGTAACATCTGCTTGCCGACTGCCAGTATTTCCATAAGTAAAAGTACCGCTACAAGGCATAGCTTTGTCGAGATTTTTAGCCACGTCTAACACCTCCTTTCCTGAATTTAGGCAATAAAAATAGGGATAGTGCATGAGACAATGCGGTTAAGCACTCTCTCGTACACTATCCCTGTGGTTTTCCTACTAAGGATTGGTTATTTAGTTACTTTTTCCTGCTCGTACCTGTCAATCCAAGGTTTTATTTTGTCATACATAAACGGAGGAAGCATTGGAACACCAATACTACTTCCTCCTATCGAGACAATTATTTCGTCATTACAGTTATCCTTCAACCAATTGTAAAAATCAAAGGACTTATTTATTCTTTCCCTTGTTTCTTCTTCGTATTTTCTAAAACTAGAACCATCAATCACACTATCTAAAAAACTTTTTAGATTATCAGGATTTAGCTTAGCAACAGTATTATTATCCCAATTAGCATTATCATTCAATATATCTCACCGTCCTCGGCTATTATTTCATCTTTTTACCGTAACCCTTACCCATGCCCATTTCTTTCTTGTCGGACTTAGGCATACCCTTCATACCTTTGCCCTTGACCTTACAACCTGCCATAGTTGTCGCCTCCTAATCAAGTTTAATATCCTCAGTCACACTCAGCATAACAGGTTTACCGCCCTTCATCTTGACGATGATAGTTCCCCAAGGAGTAGACTTCATTTTGTCGATTACTTTCTTTTCTTTGTTAGTTAGCATTGCTTACCTCCGGTTATCCGTTATTTGTTATAAAATCAGGTATTACATAAGAGCATATAACATTGTCCTGCGGTATAACTATCCTGTCACTAAAAAACATATCCTTGCTATCATCAATAACAACATTTAAGATAACTGCATTTCCGTCCCCTTCCATGTAGTATTTATTGCTGAAATAAACAGTAATATCTTTAATTAGTTTCATTTCAACTACTTCAATTGCTGGACTTATGGAATATCTTAAATTCCTCAAACTTTGATAATTTAAGGGAAGTCCGCAAATATGCAATGCCTCTTTAATTGTGGTCATTTCGGAACCGTTCTTTACCTCAATAGCATAGACAGGCACGATGTTATGTGACCAACATTTTTTACAGAAAACGCGGTAGCACATTTCAAGTTTTATCGGAAATTTAGAAGATATTTTACCATAACCTCCGACAATAAACTCTTTTCCATTACCTCCATTACCTATTTTCTGGTCACAATTACTGCACTTAACAACATCCATGTCTTTTTTCTTGAAAAACATTGCTTATCCTCCCCGGTTCTCCGTTACTAACCTACCATACTCATTACCGCCTGCACCTGCTGTTCTGCCGGTAGTTGCATGATTTGAACAAAGGTATCAGGATCGTTCTCTTTAATCTGATTTAACTTGTCCACAAAACTCATAACTGCGCCCTGTTGCAACTCGCCGCTCATAGCCTCTTTACTACTTTCAAGGTCGTGCGATTGCTGCTGGCGGTTTAGTTCTCCCTGCTGTTTCGTAACAGCAAGTTCTTTCTCATGCTGCTGTTTAGCAAGCATCATATCGGTACTCTGCTGTAGTTGCTGTTCCTGTATCTGCTTCGCCTGCTCTTCCTGCTTTGCCTGCATCTCCTGTGCCTGCTGTATATCCTGCTCCATTTGCCCAATAACTTCCTTAAGGTGCGGAACACCGATTTTATCAAGAATTTTCAGTATCAGCATATTTCCAGGAGTAGGTTCAAAACGTCCCTGCCCTGCAAGAGACACGATAGAATTCATCATTTCCGACTTATTCTTCATGAATCCGACTTCTGCACTAATCTCAATATCGAAGTCTGGATAAATTAAGTCACCGTTAACGTCACGAAGCATAGACAAGCGGTTAAACTGACCGTATTTATTCTCGCCCTTCTCTCCTGTAATACGAAAAGGTCTATCATCATCACAGAACGCCAATGCAAACTCGGCAATAGTGCGGTAAAGAGTCTTGTATGAGGTTGACTTATAGGCAGACTTAATCGCTAATTTATTACTTGACTGACTGATATATGCCTGCGCTTGATCTCCGGAAGTTACTCCTGGTTGATGAACTCCTAATGAAGCATCGGTTACGCCGGTAATAAGTTGCATCCATTCTTTGAATTTATCAACCAATTGAATACCGTCAATATTGGTACTTAAATCAACTTCCTTGACAGAATTCGGATCATTAACATGGATTATCTCTGATGTTGGGTCCATAAGTTTTCTTTGCACTTCAAGAGAATCGGTTAAAATCTTCTTCCTACCACGAAGGAAAGATTCTTCATACATATGCACTGCTTTCTTAATACTCTCCTGCAAGTCCCAAACATCTTCCATAATAGATATACCCCAACAACATTTATCACGCATAATAAACGGTTGGTAGACTATATCCCAGCAAGTAGGTATGTAGTGTTCTGCTTCAATATCGCTGTCTATTTTCGAGTAGATAGGATTACCTTGCTCGTCTATACTCTTTCTCAACATAGATCCTGCTTCAATAGTTTCAGTCATATAGGGTTCGCCTGTTTCCTCGTCCCTACGATAAAAGAACTTCGGCAGGTGCTTAATCAGTAAATCACCGGACCACCACAACTTACAAATATCTCCGTCATCGTCGCGGTAGGTAGTCTCAATAATTGTATACTTGCCAAGTCCCGTATCCTTAGAAACTCCGGTAGTGTCGGTAACGGTAGTTATTCTTTGGTCGCCCAATATCTCGTCATACTCGGCATACAGAATTGCCTTTTCTTCCAGCATGTCACTCGTTATATCCTTCCATTTGCGAAGAATATACTTTTGTGTACGGTTAACCGGATGATGATAATGCTCCATGTCGTCGCCGAAGTTAATAGATGATTTGTTAGGTATAATATCCTTCGGGTGAGGGTTGCTAATCTCAATCTCACCGACATATCCAGCACGTTTAATGTTGTTATTCCAGTGAACCTTTTTGAATGTACCGCCAAGTTTACTTACTCTGCGCTCGTCTGACATATTCATTTCTTCAAGTGAAGGTGAAGAACTTCTCAGCACATAACCGACGTAACTTTTTAAAGCATTAACCGGCACTTCATCGGCAGCGGTAACAGGTTTAAAGTCATGGTCAGGAATAGTCATGTCAATTAACGCTTCTATAATTAGGCGAGGGAAGTTAACAACTGTTCTCGCTTCCTTATCTTGCCTATTGTTGACGTTCTCGAATTCGCGATTACCGTTATACATATTTTCCCACGAATCCATAAGAAGATCGTACTTTTTCTTCGTTTGACGGTCAATCTCGAACTGATCTTGCCAGTATTTCAGCAAATCAAGGGTCTCTTGATCGTATTCTACAGCAGGTGCTACTATTTCTCTCACCTTCTTTTTTAACGCACGAAATGGTTTTTTCCAGTCCATTTGTTCACACCCTTAAAAATCTAACTTAATATCGTTAATAAAAAAGCACCTTCCGAAAAACATTCTCCATTCGGTAAAGTGCCATACATCGTTTTCTTTATATACTGTTTTGTATTTAAGAGGTAAAATCTGTTTTGCATACCACATTAATTTACTGAACACATATGTCCCTCCCTTAAAAACCTACAATATGTTCCTGTAACTTCTCGTATTCTTTCTCAAACGCAATGTTATTTAAAACTGCTGACTGCTCAGATAACGACATATCATCGGGAAAGTTAAACTTTTCATCCTTAGAAATGGGAGGTCTTGACATTACGCAATAGCGTAAACTTTCGTTGCTGTGCGTGACCTCGTGTGGAGTATCTGCCGCATCCTCAGAGTCGTTTTTATCATGTTCAAGTAACGGCAAGCAACGTATCATATTTTTACAGGTATCAAATATTTTTAGTTTAGCAGTAAAAATAGTCTCCGTCTTAATACCTTCATCTGTCATAATATCCTGCTTTTCTTCCCTAGCTAACAGATACTCTCTTACCGCCCTCCACCCTGCCTTACGCTCATGCTTTGCTTTTCTCAGGTTATTTAGCCCGGCACGGTTCATTATCTCCCTGCCGCTTGTCCCTGTCTCTTGCCGTCTATTCCATAAGTCAGGAGAAGCAACCGTATAACTTATTTTCTCGTCTTTGGGTGTCATGGAGATAATCTTTTTCGCCGCCTGACTAAGTGTTAAGTTTGGTTGATATAACTCACGATAAGCATACATAATCCCTTCTGGTGATACTGCCCACCAGTGACAAGAACACATATCAAGTCCATAGTCTAAAGAGCAGAACCGTTTCCACCAGGACGGTATCTTAAACGGTTTAACGACATGCACATCACGACGAAACTCTTTAAAGAACTGCCCTTCACCGGCAGTAAACGCCTCTTCTGGAGTCGCT